GGAAGACTTGGAGATACAGACGAATATTTTTGGCAAACTCCCGATGAACGGGATAGCAACCCCGTAAAAAGTTCTGTTCAACCCTTAAACGAGGATAAAACAGATGGCAATTCACCAGAATCCCGATAGAGATCCTGATTATATGGAGTCAATGTGGGGAACAAGGGGATTGATTACTGATTACTGGACAAAACCTATGAAAAAACAAGACGAAAATCTACTCAGAGAGGTCGTTGGGGACCATGTTCATGATTTAAAACGTCAAACAGTGCTTCATGAAGAGATTCGTAACGACGAAGACTATGATGATTGGGAATATGGCACTGAACCAACTTATGGAAAGCCTGATAAATAGGTCTATGGTCTAAAATCATGCCTTTTCATGGCTTCAACTCGCACATCTAGGGCATTTAAGGACATTTCTTTGTCCTTTGCTCCACATCCAATCACAAAAGACCTTCCAATTCTTGTAAATGAGCGGGCAATTGCTCGCTCAGTGCGAAATTTAGTAGAAACTATCCCGACAGAAAGGTTTTTTAATCCTGATTTGGGGTCAGACGTTAGAAATACGTTATTTGGGTTTTGTGATTATGGTACTGCTAGTGTTATTGCCGAACAAATTGAAGAAACTGTCTTAAATTATGAACCAAGAGCGGCAAATTTAAACGTTGAGGTATTTCCGAGACCAGATGATAATAGTTTTGAAGTGAATGTCATATTTGATATTGTAGGACAAGATTTACCAACGCAAAATGTCGCATTCTTACTTGAGGTAACAAGATAAATGCCGTTAACTAAGTATACAAATTTAGATTTTGATCAAATTAAGACTTCTATTAAGTCTTATTTGAGAGCAAATTCAAATTTTACCGATTTTGACTTTGAGGGATCGAATTTTTCCATCCTGATTGACACTTTAGCATATAATACCTACATTACTGCATTTAACACCAACATGGTCGTTAATGAGTCTTTTATTGACTCTGCGACTTTGAGGGAGAATGTTGTTTCTCTTGCTAGGAATATTGGATACGTTCCTAGATCAAGAAAATCTGCAAAAGCTCAGGTAAGTTTTAATATTGAGTTTACTGGAACTAGTCCTACGGTAACTTTGAACAAAGGTTTGGTTTGTGTCGGTGCCGTAGACAATACTTCAGTAGTATTTTCCGTTCCTGAGGATATTACCACCACGACAGTACTGACTGGTGCAGACGTTAACGGAAATGGACCTAGAAGGGCATCATTTAGTAATATTGATGTCTATCAAGGAACTCTGCTTAAAAAGACCTTCCAGGTCAATGGATCGGTGGATCAGAGGTATATCTTAGACAACCCTGGAGTTGACACTAGTTCAATTAGAATAACGGTTAAAGGTCCTCAAGAAACTGTTGGTAGAGAATATAATCAAGTAGAAAACATTATTGACGTTACATCAATCTCTGAGATCTATCTTATTCAAGAAATTTCTGACGAAAGATATGAACTCTTATTTGGTGATGGAATTTTTGGAAAGAAATTAGAAAATGAATCCATTATTGAAGTATCTTACATTATTTCTGATGGATCTAGTGGAAATGGTGCTGAGAATTTTTCATTTACTGGATCGGTAAAAAATAGCATTGATATTTCATTTTTACCAACAAATACGGTAACAGTAACAACGAACCAATCAGCTATTAATGGGTCTGATATTGAACCAATTGAGTCTATCAAATATTATGCACCAAGATTATATTCTTCCCAATATAGAGCAGTAACATCAAAAGACTACGAAGCAATTATTCAAAGAATCTATCCAGATACTGAATCTGTATCTGTTGTCGGTGGTGAAGAGTTGGATCCACCAGAATTTGGAACGGTTGTTTTAAGTATTAAACCAAAGAATGGTACATTCCTGTCTGATTTTACAAAAACTCAAATTTTAAACAAATTAAAAACTTATGCCGTTGCTGGTGTAAATCAAAGAATTGAGGATCTCAAACTTCTATACATTGAACTTAATTCAACCGTATTTTATAATGCAAGTCAAGTTCCAGATGCAAATCAATTAAGAACTGATGTTGTTTCTAGTTTGAATTCATATTCCGATTCTATTGATCTTAACACTTTTGGTGGAAGATTCAAATATAGTAAAGCAATTAAAGTCATTGACGACACTAATGCTGCTATCACTTCAAATATCACAAAAGTGATTATAAGAAGAGATTTGAAGGCACTTCTCAACCAGTATACTCAATATGAAATTTGTTATGGAAATAAATTCCATGTTGTTGCTGGTGGATATAACATCAAGAGCACGGGATTCACAGTAGAAGGTTCTTCTGACTTACTATATTTCACGGATGTTCCAAATGCAGATTTAGAATCTGGTGCAATTGCAATTGTAAAAGAATCTGATACTGGTCCCATTGTAATTGTTCCTGCTGCTGGATCAGTTGATTACGTAAAAGGTGAAATTCTAATTAACACTGTAAATATTACTTCTACAGTCAAATTAAACGGAATTATTGAAATACAAGCAGTTCCAGAATCAAATGATGTTATTGGTCTCAAAGACCTGTATTTGCAATTGAATATTGATAATAGCACCATAAATATGGCAAGAGACACCATTACTTCTGGTGAACAAATTTCGGGGGTTGGTTTCCCCGTGGCATCCAGTTATACCAACGGACAATTAAGTAGGAAATGATAAACACCGATTCTGCTTTTGATTTTAGAGTAAAGATTCAGCAAGTTGTAGACAGTCAACTTCCTGAATTCATCAAGGAGGAAAATCCACTTGTTGTGGATTTCCTTAGCAGTTACTACACCTCCCAGGAATTTGCTGGTGGTCCAGTTGATATTGCAGAGAATATTGATAAGTATCTGAAGTTAGATAGTCTGACTCCAGATGTAATTGCTGGAATGTCAACGGTAACCTCTGACATTTCAACAATTGATACGGAAATTTTTGTAACTAACACCAAGGGATTTCCGCAGGAATATGGATTAATTAAATTAGATAACGAAATTATTACTTACACTGGAGTAACTACGAATTCATTTACGGGATGTGTGCGTGGTTTCTCTGGAATTACATCCTACCATGCTCCAAATAATCCACAAGAATTAGTATTTAAAGAGTCTGTTGCGGAAACTCACACTTCTGGAACATCAGTACAGAATCTTAGTGCGCTCTTTCTTAAAGAATTTTACACCAAACTTAAGAAATTATACACCCCTGGACTAGAAGATACAACACTTGCATCGGAACTTAATGTAAATAACTTCATAAAAGAGTCTAGAAGTTTATACGAAAGCAAGGGTACGGAAGAATCAATCAAAATTCTTTTAAAAGTACTTTACGGAATTGATTCTAAAGTTATTGACCTGGAACAATTCCTTTCAAAACCATCCTACGCAGAGTATATTAGAAGAGAAGTAGTTGTAGCAAAATTAATTAGTGGAGATCCCACTAAAATTTCTGGAACAACTCTTTTCCAAGATGCTCAACCAAATAATGGAGTTGGTGCTGCCAGTGGACCAATTTCTGAGGTAGAGATTTTTACTAGAGGAACCACAGATGATATTGGTGTTCAAACATATTATAAAATCTCACTCTTTATTGGATTTGATGATGAGAGTTTAATTGAAGGAAAATTCCAAATTCCTGGATCTAGTTTTACTATTGGTAGTCACTCTGCAGGAGCATCTGTAATTACTGTAGACTCTACTATTGGTTTCCCAGAGTCTGGATCGTTTACCGTTGGAAACGATACCGTTACTTACACTGACAAAACCATTACTCAGTTTATTGGTTGTAGTGGATTAACATTAAATATTGACCCACGAACAGAAATTACACAAGATCTTGAGGTATATGCATTTGAAGATAATGATCTTACAAGACAAGTAAGATTTGTACTGACTGGTGTTTTAAGTAAGTTTAGACAAGATGAGTCTATCTTTTCTTCTGTAGAGAATTCTAGACTTACAATTAAAAATCTTGGGCAAGTAGTATCTAATCAACAGGAAGATACTAGTTATAATAAAGTATTCTTTAATTCTTGGATTTATAATACATCTTCAAGATACTTTGTAACAAGTTTTAGTGGATCAACATTTAACTTAAGTTCTCCTATTGACAGATCCAGCCTAAAAGTTGGAGATTTTGTTGATGTTGTTAGAAGATCTAGTCAAGATATTGCAGCATCTAATCTTGAAGTTGTAAGTGTAAACTTAACTAATAATGCAGTAACTCTTGGATCTGGAGACTACTCTGGTATAAATCCAAATTTAAGTTATGATATTAGAAAAAGAATTAATACAGCATCTAGTTTAGGAGCTCCATTATCTGCTGGTGATAATGTATTGACTTCTGATGTTCTTAACACATATGTGGAGAATGATGAATTTGGTTATGTTGCTAGTAATTCTTTACCATCTTATGTGATTAGACCTGTAACAACAGAATCTCAGATTTCTGTTGCATCTACAGCAAGTGGAAGCATTCAAAATTATGATCTCAATTTGCTTTCGTATGATACCATCTCCTTTCAAGATGCTGTCCCTTTCTTTACTGGTGATGAGGTATTTTATCAACCACTTGATGGAGCAGCACCAATTGTTGGTTTAGCGACTGGCAGTTATTTTGTAGAAGTACAAGCGCCACCAAATAATAATAGAATTAAAATTTCTCTTTCCAGGTCTTTCTTAGCAGCTGGATCTTATGTGAGATTTAATCCATCTGATAGTGGTCCACATTCGTTTATTCTTGCTGAACAAAGAGAATCCACGATTCAACCACAAAAACTTCTTAAAAAGTTCCCACTGAGTCAAGATATTAAAACTGGTAGTAAAGAACTTACTCAACCAGGTTCTATTGGAATGTTGATTAATGGTGTTGAAATTACCAACTATAAAGTTGATGACTCTGTATTCTACGGTCCTTTAAGTCGTGTAGAAGTTTTTAGTGGTGGATCTGAATATGATGCTACAAATGCTCCAAGAGTCATTGTTGATAATCCAACAGTATCATCTGGAACAACTGCGTTAGTTCAACCAGTTGTTGAGGGTTCTTTCAAAGACATTTTGGTTGATCCAGTTAACTTTGACTTGGAACAAGTAGTATCAATTGATATTACTGGTGGTAATGGTGAAGGAGCTACAGCATCTGCAACTCTTGCTTCGGAGTTCAGAGAAGTCTTCTTTAATGCCAATACCCTTGCTGAAGGTGGTGGTGTTGATGTCTCCGCAAATACTATCACTTTTGAAACTCAACATAATTTCCAAACTGGAGATCCTATTGTTTACAACGCATTAGGAAATTCGGCACTTGGTATCTCTACAAATACAGCAAATGATGCTGTACAAGGATTAACACTTCAAACAGGTAATATCTATTACTCTAAGTTTATCAATAGCAGCACTATTCAGATTCATAATACTAAACTTGATGATCAGTTGGGTATTAATACAATTGGTATTACAACTGAGAACAATGCTGGACTAATGAAGTTCAGAACTACAAATAAGAAGCTAAAGATTGATAGAATTAATGTCCTTAACCCTGGACAAGGATATTCTAATAGAAAACTCATTGTTCAG